CCATACAATTTTGTTAAATATGCTTTTGAGTGGGGCAAAAAAGATACCCCCCTTGAAGATTTTGATGGGCCAAGAAAGTGGCAAGAAAAAATTTTAAAAAATATTGCAACACACATTCAAAGAAATAATGTTGTTAGTATGCCAGAAATGTATCGTTTGGCCGTAGCGTCTGGTCGTGGGATCGGAAAATCTGCTTTAGTATCTTGGTTAATACTATGGTTGTTATCAACAAAACTTGGCTCAACAATAATTGTGACTGCTAACACAGAACAACAGCTAAGATCAAGAACTTGGGCTGAACTAGGAAAATGGCTAACATTGTCTATAAATTCACATTGGTTTACAAAAACAGCTACGTCAATAAAACCAGCACAATGGTTTGAAAAGTCATTGATAGAAGATTTAAAAATAGATACAGGATATTATTACGCACAATCACAACTTTGGTCTGAGGAGAATCCAGACGCATTTGCTGGTATTCATTCGTCTTATGGTGTTTGTTTAATCATGGACGAAGCTTCTGGTATTCCGTCACCGATATATTCTGTTGCAGAGGGATTCTTTTCAGAGCCAACAAAAAATAGATATTGGTTTACTTTTTCTAACCCAAGAAGAAATAGTGGGCCTTTTTATGATTCTTTCCACAGTAAAAAATCTTTTTGGACTACTGAACAAATAGATAGTAGAAGCGTTGAGGGAACAGACAAATCTTTATTTCAGAAAATGTTAGATCAATACGGAGAAGATTCTACAGTAGCAAGAGTTGAAGTTTTGGGAGAGTTTCCAAAATCAGATGATGATACAGTTATTCCATTAGACATAATTAGATCTGCTGTAAATCGTGATGTAGATCTAACGCCTAGTGATCCTATTGTTTGGGGGCTAGATGTTGCAAGGTTTGGTGGTGATAATTCTGCATTGTGCGTCAGACAAGGGAATACTGTATTGAGTATTGAATCTTTTGAATCTATGGATCTTATGCAGTTGTGCGGTGTCATAAAAAATAAATATGATGAATGTGTTGCTATGGAACGGCCACAAGAAGTTTTGGTTGATGTTATAGGTTTGGGATCGGGCGTGGTTGATCGTTTGCGTGAACTAAATATGCCCGTGCGTGGCATAAATGTTGCTGAATCACCAAGCACTAAAAAAACATATTTGAATCTTAGGGCTGAACTTTGGTTTAAAATTAAAGATTGGTTTATACAAAGAGACTGCAAGATACCTGATGATGATGAATTTGTTAATGAATTAGCTTCGCCAGGATATAAATATACTTCTAGCGGAAAGATAAAAATAGAAAGTAAAGAGGAAATGAGAAAAAGAGGTATCAAATCTCCAGACAAAGCGGACGCATTTGCCTTAACTATGGCAAGTGGAGTTGCAAGTTATGGTGGCGGTGACAGTTTTATGGGTTATAATTTCAAAAAACCATTAAAATCTAAAATTTACAGAGTGGGATAATACATGAAAGAAGATAAAAAAAAGGAAGATCTTAAACAAGAAGAAGAAAAGTCTATGAATTTAGACGAATTGCAAGGCGTTTTAAAATCTGAAATGGACGACGCTAGAGACTACATTCATCAAGTAGGTTATGACAGAGCAGAATCAACAGAATATTATCTAGGCAACGAGCCAGATCCAACATCATCTTTACAATCACAATATGTTTCAACAGACGTTAGAGATAGTGTCTTATTTATGTTGCCAAGTATTATGAGAACATTCTTTGGCACAAAAAAAATTGTTGAATTTGTGCCAAAAAACAAAGAGGACATTCCATTAGCAGAACAACAAACAGATTATGTTAATTATGTTATTCAAGAACAAAATCCTGGATTTCAAATTTTATATGATGTTTTTAAAGACGCATTAATTAGAAAAACAGGATATGTCAAAGCTTTTTGGGATACATCTATACAAGCTTCTACGCACGAATACTCAGGATTGAACGTAGATCAATACCAAGCTTTAGTTTTAGACGAAAATGTTGAAATACTAGAGCAATCTGTAGAAATGAAAGAAATGAAAATTGTAGATGAAGAATCTGGAGAAGAACAAGTTCAAAAAACTCCAAATAAATATGATGTAGTTATCAGAAGAGTAAAACCATCAAACAAAGTTTGCATAGAATCTGTGCCACCAGAAGAAATATTACTTGCAAGAAATTCAAGATCTTTAGAAACATCATCTTATGTTGCTCACAGAATGATAAAAAGCATTTCAGATCTAGTTGCTATGGGCTATGACAAAGAAGAACTAGAACAATATGGTAGCTACGGCGGAGATATTTTAGATCCCGAAGCATACGAAGAACAAAGAGCAAGAAATCCTTTTGACAACATGACATATCCTGATAGAAATGATCCACAGGGGAACGAACTACTATATATTGAACACTATTTATTTTACGACCTAGATTGTGACGGCATAGCGGAACGCATTAGAGTTTGCACAGTAGGAGACGCTCTAAATATTATTAACATTGAACAATGGGATCATTTGCCTATCGTTATGTTTTGTCCAGATCCCGAGCCACACACAGCAATAGGATCATGTCCAGCGGATTATTTAAAACCCATACAGGCGGCCAAGTCGCAAATTGTTAGAGATACCCTTGATTCGCTGGGCCATTCTATTTTTCCAAGAATGGGTATTGTTGAGGGCCAAGTAAATGTTGATGATGTTTTAAATACAGATATTGGCCAACCAATTAGAATGAGAGCGCCTGGAATGGTCCAGCCGTTTTCGATTCCGTTCGTAGGAAAAGAAGCTTTTCCCGTTCTAGGATATTTAGATGAAGCCAAAGAAAACAGAACAGGCGTTTCAAAAGCTTCTGCTGGATTAAATGCAGACGCTTTGCAATCTTCAACTAAATCGGCAGTATCAGCCACCATGTCAGCGGCACAAGGCAGAGTAGAATTGATATGCAGACATTTTGCAGAGAGTGGATTGAAGCATTTATTCAAGTTAGTAAATAGTTTGGTCATAAAACACCAAGAAGGTGAACAGATCTTTAGACTTAACAATAAGTTTATACCTGTAGATCCTAGATATTGGGATTCAAATAAAGATGTTGTTGTAAATATTGCTTTATCTAAGTCTAGTGATGAAGAAAAAATGGCTGTTTTATCACAAATAATTAGCAAACAAGAGCAAGTATTACAACAATTAGGGCCAAACAATCCTTTGGTAAACCCACAACAATACGCAAATAGCTTGGCAAGACTGATAGAAATGGGCGGATTCAAAGATCCACAAGCATTTATTAATACACAGGTCGGTGAAATACCACCAACACCAGAAAAACCTGATCCAAATTTATTATTGGCACAAGCTGAGATAGAAAAATCAAAAGTATCATCACAGAAATCAATCATTGACGCAGAAACAGATCGTATGAAGATTATCATGGAAGATGATAGAGACAGAGATATAGAAGAAGCAAAAATTAGACTAAAAGTTGCTGAACTAAAAGCTAGATATGGCGCACAAGTAGATATTGCAGAGATAAATTCTTTAATGGAAAGAGACAGAGAATTAATTAGAGCGATAGCAAAAGGACAAGCACAAGGACTTTTTAATGGCGGACAAGATAACAACTAGAATATTTGATGTAGATATTGGTGAGGGAGATCAAATCTTTTCAGCCAAAGATCTACAAGCTAATGATGAACATCAAGCTTTGATGTTTACAAGAATTTTATTTGCTGGTCAAATTGACGAGTTTTCAGAAGTTATAAGCATAAAAGAAAAACTAATACACTAATGGCTATTACATATAGAGGTGAAAGATTCAGCGGTTATAACAAACCCAAAAGAACTCCTGGCAAATCAAAAAAATTTGCAGTTTTAGCCAAAAAAGGAGAAAAAATAAAACTAATAAGGTTTGGAGATCCTAAACTTTCAATCAAAAAAAACAATCCAGCCAGGAGAAAATCATTTCGTGCTAGACATAAATGCGATACTAATCCACCTGATAAATTGACAGCAAGGTATTGGAGTTGTAAAAATTGGTAATATGAAAACAAAATTTAAAAAAGTTCCTAAATCAAAAAGTGGTGTGCCATTAAAATATCTAAAGGGCGCAAAGAATCGTAAAGCCAGAGAAAAAGAAATTAAAAGAACTGCTAAACTTTATAGAAAAGGTAAATTAACAGGCGCTATGATGGACGCCATTTCAAAATTAAGGAGTAAAGGTTGAGTAAAGAAGCTGTTATAGAGAAATATCACAAATCAAGCGGTATATCAAAAGGAACACTTAGAAAAGTTTATTCAAGAGGATTAGGCGCTTATTATAGTTCTGGATCAAGACCAGGAGTATCTGCTCATCAATGGGCCGCTGGAAGAGTTAGATCTTTTGCTACAGGTAAAGGTGGGGCAAGAAAAGCTGATTCAGATTTATTAAGACCAAAGAAGAAGAAAAAATCAAAAAAATAATTTATAATAAAATCTATGTCGTATCATACAAAAAGCAACAAGAAGAAAAAAAAGAAAAAGAAATAGGAGAAAAAAATGTTCTTATTAAATTGGATTAGCGATCTTTTAATTGGTTTAAGTGTTGTTATAAGTATAGCTTCTATATTATCTACACTAACACCAAGCGAAAAAGATGATAAGTGGATAGGTAAGCTTTATGGTTATTTAGATCTAATAGCTTTAAATTTTAAAATTAAAAAATAATGCCTTTCAAAAAGTATTCACCAAAACAAAAAAAATTGGCGGCAGTTGCCCCACCTCGTAAAAAAATAACAGGGGCAGACTTTAAAGCTTTACAAAAGAAAAAGAAGAAAAAGAAATGAAAAAATCTGTAAAAGCGCCAAAGGGTTATCATTTTATGGTTAAGGGCAAAAACATAAAATTAATGAAAAATCCTAAAGGTGGTTTTAAACCACATAAAGGCGCTAAATCTTCTATATCTTTTGATGTCGTAAAGATTCACTCAAAATAAAAATGTCTAACACAATATTAGATTTGGTTGTCGGGCCTGTTTCTAATATTCTTGATAAATTTATTGCTGATAAAGATCTTAAAGCAAAACTACAACATGAACTTAAAACAGAATTACATAGAGCAAATCTTGCTCAAATTGAAGTCAATAAGATGGAAGCACAATCCCGTCATTGGTTTGTTGCGTCTTGGCGACCTTGTGTGGGCTGGATTTGTGCGGTTTCACTTGGTTATCACTTCATTATTTCGCCCATTACGATATTTGCGTTATCTGTCTCAGGGCTTTCATACGATATTCCAGAGTTTGATATGAACTCATTAATGACTATCTTGCTCGGTATGTTGGGGCTTGGCGGTTTGAGATCATACGAAAAAAAGAATAATTTAACTAAATAGCTATGTCACAAATAAATTTTTCAGAAACAGAATCAATTAATGATCTTTCTGATAAAGATTTTTTAGATTGGGTAGAAAAAAAATTATTGCTGGTAAACCATGAAAGATACCAAAAGTCTAATAAAGGTTTTTTAAAAGAACAGCTAACACTAAGTCAATATTTAGCAGAAAATCATACAAAACTTTTAATTGAGTATTTACAAACTGAAAAAGGTTGTGTCTAAAGTAAAAATAGATTCAACATTTAGGTATGTCTGTTTAAAAACATGATATTATTAGCCATGCAAAGGAATTTATATGGAATTTAGCCCCTACATTGTTTGGAATATTTTTATCACATTAGTATTAGCGCCTTTAATGTATTCTATAAGACAAAATTTTACTGAAATAAAAAGAATTGATATATTATTAAGCAAGACTAGGGAAGAAATCCCAAGCAAATACATAACTAAAGAAGAACAAAAAGACGATATGGATCAAATATTAGATAGGTTTGACAAGCTAGAAGAAAAATTAGATAGAGTTTTTGAGGGCAGACAATAATGGCAAAGGGTAATATTGGTGGTTTAACACCAGAGGAAATAGCGGCGCTTTTAGGTGGCGGTGGCGGTAGCGGTGATAACAACTTTACAGGTAATGAGGGCCAGCCAGCTATTACAGTTGCCCCTTCAACAACAACATTAGATCCATCAGCATTTTTATCAGGTTTAAATTACGCAAGACAAATATCAGGCGGTGGCGCAATTCAAAATCAAATAGATCCAGGAGTTGCATATTCTACAGTTTCACCAACAGGATTTACTCCATCAAATGTTCCAGCTTCATATTTTGATTTATTACCATCACCTTTCCCGCCAACATTCAGAGACGATACTGTAGGCGGTGGCGGAACAGGTGGCAATGGCGGAACAGGTGGCGGTGAAGATAGAAACGGCGGTGGAGTTGGCGATCCTGGATATACTCAACCTGGCGGGCCAGGAGATTTTCCACCACAAAAAGGGCCAGGCGATCCAACACCAGAGCCACCAACACCACCACCAGCCCCTACACCAGCCCCAACACCCGCCCCTACGCCCGCCCCAACACCACCACCAAAAGGGCCTGGCGGTGGCGGTGGAGATCTTTTACAAGGTGGTAATTTTTTTGTTATGCCACAAGGTAATTCTTATGATGATTTAGGACTGCAAGATAAAATAACTATTGCTCAACAATTTAATGGTATGTATGTTGATTCATCAGGTAATCAATTTATGATGACACCCGAACAATTAGAATACTATCAAAATTATTCTTTTACTTTTAGAGATCCTGTTGGAAATCCTGGAGAGCCAGGCCCAAGCCCTGTGCCACCACCAACACCCGAGCCAGCGCCAGAGCCACCAGGCGCAGATGATTTTGTAAATGCTTTTTTTGATCCAAACTCACCAACACCACAATTAAATAATGAGTTATTAAACTATTTCAAAGGTATTGAATAGTGTCTAAAGATAAAGATATAAAAAATGGTTTAGAAGCTGAAAGAATACTTGGTAGCCAAATATTTAAAGACGCACTAAAAAATTTAAAAGAAGAATATGTTCAACATTGGCTTAGTTCAAGATCTGTTGGTGATGTGACATTAAGAGAAGATTTTCACAAAGCAATTCTTTTGCTTCCAGAAATAGAAAGACATCTAAGGATAATTGCTGAAAAAGGCAAACTTACCAAATCTCAAATAGATAAAATCAAAAAAATAGTATAAAATTTTCATCAAGGAGTTTAATATGGCAACAACGGAAAAACCGATTGCATTACAAACAGACAAAGATAAAGCTGTTTCTTCGTTTGAGGACTACTTAGATCCAAGTGAAGATAATGTAGAGCAATCTAACGAAAATGAAACAGAACAACAGGAAGTTCCTGTTGAAGAAGCTAACGAAGATTCTAATGATGAAGATCTTGTAGAAGATTCAGAAGATGAATCAGAAGAAGATGATGATGATTTAGAAGAAGAGTTAGAAGAAGTAAATGATGTGGAACAAGATCTTGAAGAAGATCAAGAGCAACCAAATTTTATATCTGTCAAAATTGATGGAGTAGAACAAGAGGTCACGCTTGAAGAACTTAAAAATGGATATTCCCGTCAGCAAGATTATACGAGAAAAACTCAGAAGCTTGCGGAACAGACAAAATCTGTAATCCAAAAAGAAAAAGAGATTTCTCAAAAAGACGCTCTTTATAGTCAGTTGATTCCTAAATTAGAGCAAGAACTAAAACAAGATTTAGTTGATAATCAGCCTAATTGGGAAAAATTGGTAGAAGAAGATCCAATAGAGTATGTTAAACAAAAACAGATCTGGGATACTAAAAAGGCAAAACATGAAAAAGTGTTAGCTGAAAAAAAGCGAATTGAAAATGAAGCTTTGTCGAAAAGACAAAAACAAATTGAGCAAATCGTGAATGACGGCAACGTAAAACTTGTCGAAAATATTCCAGAATGGAAAGATAACAATGTTAGAGAAAAAGAATTTTCTAGCATTAAACAATACGCTATTAAAAATTTAGGATTTAATGAACAAGAAATTGATAGCATTATTGACTACAGAGCCATACTTGGTTTGAGACAAGCTTGGAAGTTTTCTAAAACGCAAGAAGCGATAAAGAAAAAACCAACACAATCTCCAGCAAGAGTAGGGCGTCCAGGATCTAGTAATAAACCAATAAAAACTTCAGCTGTTAAAAAAGAACGTCAGCGGTTGAAAAAGTCTGGAAAGGTTTCAGACGCCGCCAAAGTGTTTCAAAGGATTATTTAATCCTTTAAGGAGTAAAAATGGCTAAGATTACTAACGCATTTGATACTTATGGCGCACAAGCTGACAGGGAAGAGTTATCGGATATTATCTATAACATTTCTCCAATGCAAACACCATTTCTATCAAGTGTTGGAAAATCAAACGTAAGTAATGTCGTCTTTGATTGGCAGACAGAACAGCTACCAACTCCATCTTCTAGCGGTAAGTTAGAGGGTTTCGAGTTAAGTAGATCTGCTTCTACTGCAACAGTCAGAGAATCAAATGTATGTATGATCTCGTCAAGAGACGCAACCGTCACAGGATCGCAAGAAGCGTCAGACGCCGCTGGCAAAAATTCTGAGATGGCTCACCAGCTTGCTTTAATGTCAAAAGCATTAAAAAGAGATATGGAAGAAGCATTAGTGGGTAATATCGCTAAAGTTTCTGGATCTGCAAGTGCGGCTCGTCAAACAAGATCTTTAGAGACTTGGTATCAATCCAATGTTAATAAAGCTTCTGACGGGGCAAATGGATCTGCTTCTGCGGCCCGAACTAATGGAACAAGAAGAGATTTAACCGAAGCTATGGTTAAAGATGTTCAACAACAATGTTTCACAAACGGCGCAGAGCCATCAATCTTAATGTGTGGCCCATATAACAAATCTGTTATATCAGGTTTCACAGGTAGATCACAGGCAAGGCAGTTCGTGGACGCTAACGTGGTTGAAGCTTCTGTTTCTATCTACTCAGGTGATTTTGGAGAACTTAAAGTTGTTCCATCAAACAGAAGTAGAGAGCAAGCAGTTCATCTGTTAGATCCAGAATTTGCTGGAGTTGCATACCTTAGAGATTTTGAAACTATTGACATTTCAACAATAGGTGACGCTCAAACTAAAATGATAGTCGTAGAATACGGACTTGAAATGAAGAATGAAGCGGCTCACGGAATTGTTGCAGACGTTAAAGTTTCAGATTCCGACGCTGGTTAATAACTAGCAATTTGGGGGGCTTATTGCCCCCCTTTTTTTCAAATGG